GGTCGCATGACATAGACTTTCTTGTAGACATACTCTGGATCGCTACGCTCGTGGACATAGTTGCCCGCGAAAGAAGCGCCAAAGAGCTTGTTAAACAAGAGTTCCTCACCATAAACGGGTAACCGTCTAGGGTGCGGCACAAGACCCCCGAAGAACAATCCCTCCCATCCGGCACTTTTGGTGCTGTTTGGGGAGATAGCGTACTTCAGGTAGACGTCCGCAGTTACATGTAACCAGAGCCCGCCAAGAAGAGCTGTCTCGTGAGAGACAGCCCAAGGCGACACCGACGTCATTTCGTCGTCGGTAGCGCCTCTGTGCCCGACCGGTCCAAAGAGTCTAAGACCCTCTGGGATGAGTCGAACAACAGCGCGCTGAGCAACCAGATAACGAGTGTCAGCAGCGCCATAATCATGGCGACGCCGAGCAAGCTCAGTGATTTGGTTAGCCAGTCGAAAAGCTCTTTCAACATTTGTAACTCTTTCTTTGAGGAAAATTGGTCTACAATTCCTTCCTTCGAAGAAATCCGCCCCACAGCTCTCATAGAAAGCGCCCGACGAGAACGATTTCTCCGTGTTTACGGAGAAGCCGCAGAAGTCGAGAACTTTCTGGAACTGAGGGAAAACGGCACTAGGGATGACAATGTCATCACCGTAGGCATTGACGTACCACGGAGCATAGTCGGCGGCTTTCGCCGTCGCATATGCGAGTGCGTAGAATATCAATGTCTCCAGAGGAAAAGTGAAGCCATTACCCATGGAGGATACCTTTTCAAGCTGAAATATCTTTCCACGGTAAACCGTGGTCGGACATCGCAACGAGAAAAGGAGATCGCACCAGTCAACAGGCAAGAGATCGAGTACGACCTGCGTACTAATGGTATCTGAAGCCGCAGAGAGATCTACGGTACAGAGCCCAAGAGCACGCGCGTGTCGCGCAAGATCTTGATTTGTCTGCTGATTGGTAATGTCGACACCGAAGCGTCGCAGACGACTACTAATGTAGTCGCCGACAGACAGCTGGCAGAAAATATTCCACCGAGGCTCGATGCAAATCGAGCGGTCTGTTTTCGCGTTCTTCGGAACGAAAGTCAGCCTACTCCCACGGACGATCGTCGCGTCCTCGATTTTGTCGAGGACTCGATTATCGCTATCAAACCCGTTTCGGGCGAGATATGTGAGGAGGCCAGGTGTCACAGATCCAGTGTACTTAAGCTTGTGATACGTCGAGATTTTAGATCTCGTCGTCGACAAGTCGGCACCAGGACCAAACCTACCTTTGTCAAAAAGAGCAGGTCCAGGACAATCACCGAGGATATCAGCGATTTTCTGCCGTGCGCTATACAATATAGCGTCGACGGAACGATCAAGAGGGGATAATCGTCCCTCACTGTATTCTCGGAATATTAAGTTTGTCCTAAAACATGCTCTCTCCGCATCGAGCCACTTCTCCCATGCAACCGCCGTCTTATCGATGCCGGTCCGTAGACCGTCATACTTTTTCAGATAAGAGGAGGCAGCATAATCGGGGAAGAACTCGTCAAAGCTGCAATAGTCGGCAGGGTTAATATCGAGAGTCGCGAGACTCAGATGTTCACCGTGCTTATATCGCAGCCAGCACCCCAGCGAAACCGGGGTGTTTGCAGCTTCACAAAGAGCAAGAAAAGAATCATGAACGTAACGTTCAGCGTTCTCATCGCTCCACTTTCCGCTTCTTGCGTAGAGTTTCGCGAAGTCTTGCTTTCCGAGCCTGCGCGCCGGTCCGGCGTCATCACGACGTTGGGACCTGTCCGTCATGCGGCGGCGAAGAAGTCTTCTGTCATGACCATGAACAGGTCATAACGGGAGACATCCTTCGCTGCCTGCCTGAAGATTTGCGCGGCAAAGTTGGCACAAATGATGCGCTTAGACGAGGAGTCTGGAACAAACCAGAAACCCGCAAGTTGCGCATCACGAGACCAGCTGGGCTCGTAGGGATCAGATTCCCCGTCGTAGTAATCGCCCCATACATACCGACGTACGTCATCGATGACACCTGCAAGGGTGTCAGCGGTAGACCAGAAGGTAGAATTAAAGGCGGTCTGCGTAATAGCAGGTACTAGAAGGCCCGACACGGTTAAGAAGTTGACGTTAATCTCAGTAACGAGGTTACTGGGATTTTGGACAACTTGATCAGCCGCGGCGGAGCCTGCATTGGCGGGGTCAAAGAGACTTAATCTCAACATGTTGATCCTAATAGGTTGCAAACGGAAAGAACGTAGAGGAACCCTTAGGGTTTCACGCCGTTCAGGACGAGCTCTTCGAAGGCCTCCGAAGCAATGAAATTGCGGAAGAAGGCCAACAGGTCGGCGCGATGTGCCAAGGTAGAGCGGTCTGCGGTCACGAAATCGCAGTTCACACGCCCGATGTGGCTGATATCCGGGGACGGCGCATAGCCGTCAACGGAACCGGTCACGGCCTTCAAAACAGGAAGAGCAATCTGAAGACGGGACTTGTCAGTCCGGCGCTTCGAAGTTGCCGCGCTGTAGGACAGACTGATAGTGGGTTCCCCGATGGGGATACTCAGCTTCTCAGTCCAGACCGACACAGGCACCTGTTGAGTAGGCACAAAAGTGTGATTTGCGGGGGTAGATTGACCATCTGCCAGGGTAATGTTGTCCATAAGGACCTTTCAGAAAGGGATAGAGAAAGTAGGCTAACGCCTACCAAACGCAACGGCCACCAGTGCTATGGCGTTCAGTGCGTGCTCGACACTCACGGGGTTTTTAAACGAAAGGGGAAACCCGGGCATACTAAT